TGTTTAGGTAGAGTATTAAAAGCTATCAGCAAAGCTGGTGCATATGGGCCTAGATACAAACACATACAAAAACTAAAAGACCAGTACAATAAAAATGCTGGTAAGGTTTTCGATCAGTTACTTAATCTTAATAGATTTAGTTTAGCTGAAAGATACCCAGACGACAGCCATGAGTTACACCATGATGTAGATAGATCCAAAGCTGTTTGGTACAGCAGACAATTAGGTCATGCGGATGTACAGCTATATAAAAGTCTAGGCTGTTTTTTATATCAAGCGTGTGAAGGTGATGCTTCTAAAAAATCTTTATACAAAACTTTGGATGCAATCAAAGATGTATTTGCTCACGATTTAGCAAGCAAACATCCTGGTTATGAAGATGCAAAGTGGGGATAAACAGATGTATCACACAGCTTTAAAATTAAGGGAGGCCCAGGAATTTATCCAGGCCTTCCACCGTCACAGTCCACCACTCAAGAGGCATATGTTTTCAATAGGTGTTTCTTCTCATCAAGGCTGGGGAGGAAAGCTACTTGGTGTTGCTACAGTAGATCGATGCAGCAGTGCCTGGTCTAAAAGATATGACCACGTTGAATTGAGAAGGTTGTGCATCAGACCTGATGCTAAAAAAAATACTGCTAGTTTTTTGATAGGCAAGGCGAAGGATGCCTGTTTTGCAATGGGCTACAGAGTAATCGTAACTTACACAAAACCTAATGAATGTGGCGCAAGCCTCAAGGCTTCTGGCTTCTGGTTGCAGAAAGCTAGATGGGTAAAGGGCAAGCCTGAACATGATAGAGGTTTATTGCAATGGGTAGCTGTAAGAGATAGGCAGCCTGATGCAGAGGAAAGAGCCTGGACAAAGCAGACACTGGAGCAAATCAAACAGGACGTGAACAAATAAATTATGATTTGCAAAAGCAGATTAAATAAGTATATTAAAAGTAAATGACACGAACAAGGGAGAAACAAAATGCATAAAGAGATAGTAGCAAGCCTCAGAGTATCGACTACTGAGCAATCAGTTGAAAATCAAAAGCATCAGATTGAGAAAGCATTTCCTGGTGCAGAGGTTCACTGGTTTATTGAAGAAGGTGTATCAGGTAAGACACCAAACGCAGAACGTCCTGAGTTTATCAGGGCCACAAAGTTAGCAAAGAAACTTGGCGCACCAATCGTAGCTGCCAACCTGTCCAGGTTTGGACGTGACCTGGCAGAGATATCTACTTGGTATCGTGACAATGTAATGTCAGGCCAGGTGCAGATGATTGCACTAGACCAGCCAAACTTAGAACCTGAAACAGCTGGTATACATTTCACCATACAACAGATGGAACGTATCAAGATAAGCCAGCGTACCAAGGCAGCCCATGACAGACAGAAGGCTGAGATAAAAGAGCAAGGTTACTTTATCTCCAGGGCAGGCAAGAAAGTATACAGCTTGGGTAATCCAAACCAGGCTGCATCTGATGCAGGCAATGCATCTATCAAAGCAAGAGCAGATAAGTTTGCAAACAAAATCCTACCAGTAATCAAAGACCAGCTGGGCCAGGGTAAAACTATGAAAGAGGTTGCAGCTTATCTTAACCAGGAAGGATACCAGACTGCAAGAGGCGGTGACTGGTATGCATCAACAGTATCAAATGCACTGAGGAGGGCAGCATGATTGAGTTAATAAAAAATTGGACAGCCAAAGACTGGCTGTCTTTTATACTCCAGCTAATTGCAGCTGGGGTAGTTGTTGTATTTATCTGGGCAGCAATCTGGGTAGGTTGTGCGCTGAATGATAAATGCTATTGCGATAACACAATGGGAGATCCGATATGCCAGACGTTAAAGTAACAGGTAAAAAAACTATCACAGGAAAAGAGTTAGGTGCATCTGAAATGCCAGCAGTATTGCTGCACAAGGATGCATATGGAAATACCAGGCAAGATAAACTGGATGAACACAAACGTGCAGTTGCTGGTGTCGAGGTAATAGACCAGAAAGCATTCAACAAGAATGCGCTGCTGCGAGGCACGTATCTTGAACATGCCATTGTTCCCTGGTGGTTAGAAACACTGAAGGAAGATGGCATGGAATGCCAGGCAACAGAACCTGAGAAAGCATTTAGGTTAGAGGAAGAGAAGCTAGGCGCAACACTGGATAGGATACTAAAGGTACCAGCCAAGTGCGAGTTAGTTATCAATGACCTGGTGTTAAAAGGTAAAGGTGTCCTGGAGGTTAAGACAGATTTCTACCACACTGGTAAGTGTAAACCAGACTGGATGATACAGGTACACCAGCAAATGATGTGTGCAGATTTACCCTGGGCTGTTGTCCTGGTGATGACACAGCAAGGCAAGCTGGTTACTTATGCATTCAAACGTGACATGAAACTTTGTAATCAAATACTCCAGGCAGCAAGAGAGTTCTGGGATCTGTTGGAAAAGGATAGAGATTATCCACCAGCTGCACCAGCTGAAGAAGAGAAGCTGAAGGTTGTAACTGTTGAAGGTAAGCAAGGTGATAACCTTGACCTGGAGGTAGTTGCTACTGACTGCATGAAAGCAAAAGCTGAGAGCAGGCACTGGTCAAAGATTGCAAAAGATAATCAAGAGATACTTGAATTACACATGGATAGTATAGGTGCTGACGTGATGAACGTGGGCAGCTATCAAATTAAATCAGTTACAACACAGAAACCTAAGAGAACGATGGTGGATGTACCTGGTCAATTTATAGATAGTACATCGTTCTCAATCAAGGAGGTTACCAATGAGTAATATAATTAAGAGGCAGATACTTGAGCCAACAAATTTAAAAGAGGCACAAGAGTTTGCAACAACACTATCAAAGTCTGGCCTGGTTCCAAAAGAGTTCCAGGGTAAACCAGCAAACATACTAGTAGCTGTACAATGGGGATATGAGATAGGCCTTGCACCAATGCAGGCCTTACAAAACATTGCAGTCATAAATGGTAGGCCATCTCTTTGGGGAGATAGTTTACTTGCCCTGGTAAAACAGCATAAGAATTTTGCTGGATGCAGAGAATGGATGGAAGGCAAGATTGCTTTCTGTGAAATAAAAAGAACGCTGAACAATGGAGAGATGGAAGCAACGCTTGCACAGTTCAGTGAGGCTGATGCACAGAAGGCAGGCCTGTTAAATAAGCAAGGGCCATGGAGGCAGTATCCAAAACGTATGATGCAGCTGAGAGCAAGAGGCTTTGCTATCCGTGATGCTTTCCCTGATGCTATCAAAGGATTGATTACAGCAGAAGAAGCTATGGATTACCCACCTGAAAAAGATATAACCCCTCACGATGGCGTAGAACAGGCACCAAAGCTGTCTAATGTACAATCTACCACGCAGCTAACAAAGGCCCTTGAGGAGGCTTCTATAAGCCAGGAAGAGGCACATCAAGATGCGGTCAATGATTTCCAGGCTGAACAGCAGGAACAGCAGGAGGACATACCAGGAATGCCATTGCATATTCCAAATGGTGATGATGATGCCAAGGTTGAGTACTACAATGACGAACAAGACTGGGCCAACAGATACAATGAGTTGCTGCTGGCAATGTATCGTTCAACGCATCCATCTCTTACACCGCAAGTTAAAAGAACCAAGATGAAAGAGTTAAAAGAAATTAACAAAGATGTCCTGGATAATTTTAAAGATGAACAGTTGGTTGCAGAGTTAGAAGCTAAAAGAAAAGATTGGAACAAGAGCCTAAGTATCATGGCAAGGGAGAACCAAGATGGAAAGTAAACAAAGAATAGGTTTAACACCTAGACAACAACAGGTACTAGCTTTCCTGGTAGCCTATCAAAAAAGTTCTGGAGTATATCCAACAGTCAGAGAGATATGCAAAGGTAAGATAGATGGCAAGCAAGCAATGCCTAAGATGGCAGCGCAATCTAATGTTCATAGAATATTAAACTGTCTTGCCAGGAAAGGTTATATTCTCAAAGAGATTAATAGTCCAAGAGGTATAGCTGTTATATAAGTTCGAAATGGGGAGCGTCTATAAATGGTCGCTTCCCTTCCTTCCTTCTGATATCAATGTATGAGTTCATAGCCTCTTCCATTGTACCATCCCAATCCCTGATATCTGGAACCGTCCAGGCTGCACCCCAACGAATACCTGTACCAAGTTCAGTGCCAGCAATCTTGAATGCTTCAGCAACATCATCATACAGATTTACTTCCCAAGATATTCTAGGCCCAACATAACAGACAACATCGACAGCTTGTCCTGTAATATGTTTACTGTTCATTGTTTGTGATGCACCAGCATCTACCAATGCACGTTGAGCCTCTACAGTTCTTAGCCCACACGTAACTCCAAAGTCGATTTTCGTGTACTCGATGGCTAGTTCTGTTACGGCTTTCAGGGCATCATCGACACCATTTAATCTATCAATACTTCGTTCCGAAAGTTTGAACATTGTTTCCTCCATTCATTGTTGCCAACCCATTTGACATAGCCATACCAGTCATAGTTCTTTTACGTCTATCAGCTATTGTCTTTTTATTTTTCTCCATGATCCCACGCATCTGTTGCGCTCCAGCTGCTGATGGTTTGAACATGAATGCCAATGCTTGAGCAAAGGCCTGGTTATCTTGCACTGCCATTACGCCATCCTCGACATTTTCATTGCACGTCTTTTAGCTGTCTTTGATAACTGACCAATATGAAATAGTTTCTTACTGGTCTTAGTATGAGAAGCATTGCTGTGCAAATCACCGTTAGGCATCTTGTGTGTTTTACCTTTAAACTCTGTGCCGTCTTTAAAGTAATGTTTAACTCCTTTTGCCATTATGTTTTCCTCCTAAATAAATCAC